ATCAGCACCGGCTTCCCACATCTCAATCTTTTCGTTAGAGTAGTCATATTGAGCTACGTAACCAGAAGATTCGGTGTCACATATAACCATGTGTAAAGACTTGAATCCTAGGTCTCCAGCACTTACTGCTTCCCCACCAGTTGGGTATGAGTCGTCAAGCTGTATTCTTTTAATAGTGAACTTACTTGCAGTTCCACCATGAATAGCAGCTCCTTCGTGTGCTCCACTAGGTGTTGTTATTGATATTGCCATTTTTAGTTTCCTCCTTTATAGTGCGGTAGTTTTTCTACCACTTATTATTATACTAATTGTTTGCTATTCCCCAAATTACTCCCGTAAGTGTGGGGGTGTTCTGTGCTGCTATCATTGATATCTTCCCTCTAAAGTCTAATGGGAAATTGGATTCTAGCGTTTGTCCTCCATAAATAGGTATCCCATTTGATGAAGTTGCAGTAGTATCAAAGGCTAAATAAATAATATCAGCAGCGGTAGCAGATTGGTTCTTAAATTGAAACCCCCGAATAGAAGTTAAGCTAGGTTTCTTAATTGATGTTGATAAATTTGTAGTACCTGTCCACTCATAAAGACTACCCTCAGCCCCAGTTTGGTTACCATCTAGGTAAGTAGAAACTGCTGTGGTGTCCTCTCTAACCTCAAACATAATTTTATCTGTGTACCAGTCTATGTTGTGTTGGGCTTGTGTAACCACATATAACCTATATGTTGCTGCATCTGTGTTTGCTGGAATAGTATATTGAGTATTTATAGCAGTCCAGCTAGTAGCTAAACTAGAACTTCCAGAAGAAGCTAATTCTGTACCTGATGAATCTGTAATATTAATCTCTACTGTCCCTGAAGCAGAAGCACCTCTATGTTCACATTGAACGGTAATATGTTGAGGGTTTATACTTCTTGCAATCTTTGGCGATTCCCAATAAAATCCCTCACCCAATGCTGAGTTATCAGGGTTTACTAGTAGTGAGTTAGATGCATCAGACGCTTGGGCCGAGCTCTGAGAAATTGCAGAACCAGTTGCTGTATACATTGATATAGTAGATGATTCAACACTCGGGTTTGTAACCCAGTTAGTTGCTTTCTCACCACCATTTGCTACTAGACTATATACATCCTCTGCAGTTGTGCTTGCAGCATTTGAGATTGCTACATATCTATTAACCGGATGAACAGATTGTCTTGTGGAACTATCTATGTCCCATTCTCTGTAATCCGTATGTCTTTCGTTAGCCATTTATATGTTCTCCTATTTATTTACATTAATGATAGCAATAAAGCTACCTAAAACAGCGGAAGTATGTACCACAAGTAATCCGATAGCTAATAGAATACTTTTCATTCCGTACATTTTGCTACGCCATTGAGAGATATCATCGACTTTGGTTTCTACCTTTTCTAAATTTTTTGAAAGGTTTTCATTGAGGGCGTTTTGACTTGATATATAAGAATCTAATCGTTCCATATAAACTGCTAAATTCACTTTTGTGTCCTTTTCGGCCACTTATCAGTCCTCACAAAATGTTGTTTATAAATTTAGTAGGGGGGCCGAAGCCCCCCCACAAGTATCATCACTAAACTTTATGAGTTTAGGTCAGCTATTTTTGCTTGTGTCCAAATGTTCTTACATCGCATTTCTGCCATAGTGTAGAGTAATCCTCTAACAACTAGTGCGTTTGCTGCAAAGTAATCTCTATTTTCAACGTACTGTGTAGGTTGAGCAACAGCGATTTCAATGTAATCAGTATCCAAAACGTACACGTTTGAACCAAGAACTGCATCAGCTGTTGATACAGACTTAGGTGTGTCAGCGTCTGGGATAATTGGGATACCTTGGTAAGTAGCAAGTACTAATCCAGTTCTTGTACCTGGGAAAGTTCTTTCAGAACCTACACCAACTTGGTACTCTTCCTGTCCTAAGTATCTTTGGTTAGAGTTTAGCAATCTCTCTAGGTTGAAGTATTGGTCGTGTCCCAAAAGGATTAGTTTTGGTTCTCCACCATTCTCTCTGATTTTTTGGATTGCAGTGTCTAATAAGTTTAGACTTAGTGCTCTTCCTGTTCCTGAGTTATAAGAAACAGAAGCACCAGCGTTCCAAGAACCAGCTGTTCTTCCTGCTAGAGTTAGGTCATAAGCTCTTGTATTAGCTTCACCACCACCAACTGCAGCACCATCTTCTGAAATAATATCATCAATAGATGTCATACCTGCTCTGTTGTAAATGTAAGCTACGTCACCATCAGCGAATGTTGTACCTGAAGCTACAGTAACTACACCAGAGGATGTGTTTACTGCAGAAATAGCAGAACCTGAAGTTCTGTCATGTCCTGTAGCAGAGACATCATATTGTCCTACTGAATCACCCACTTTGAAGTTCTTTGCTATTGCAGCAGGAACTGTGAATGAAGTTGCTCCACCAGCAGAAGTCAGATAAGCTGAACCTGCTAGTAATTCTTCGTTGATTTCTTTTATGTGGTCTAACTGAGCGTTTTCGTTTTCCAATGCGAGAACATCACCAACACCACCTTCTAGTTGTGCTGTGAATACTGATTTCACAGAAGCACCGAATGTGGTTGATACTATTCTAGGCAAGCTAGAAACAGTAGATATGTTGGAAACGTCTACAGTTGGCAAACTTCCAGTTTCAGTCACTGGTCTTGAACGGCCAGAACCTCTATCAGTTCTTACCCTCCAACCAGCAGTATTACCCCAAACTACTCTTGGGATAGCGTTGAAGAATCGAGTTTGGTTGTTTAATGCTTGCCAAACTTTTCTTCCGTATGTTGTGTTGAATATTCCTGTAGCAGAGTCTACTGTAAAGTATGTTTGTTTCTGTAGGTATTCTGGACCGAATACAGACGAATACAAACCTCTTTGAGACTGTGCAAGATATTCACTTAAACTTGGGTTAGCCATGTTTTTTATCTCCTATAGTTTGTTTTATTTATCCTAATAGCTCTCTAGGAACACCATCGGTGTCTCCAGATTCTATTTTGTGTTGCATATTTCTAAGCTCAGAATAAGAAAGTTCTGCAAGTTGGTCTGGTGTGTCCACTGCAGCGGATTTTTGAATAGGTGTTGTTGAGTCTACTCCTAGGCTATCCATTATTTGTGGAGCCTGTAAACCGTTTTCCTCTCTGAATCCCATTTTTCTTAGTCTATCTTCAGATTCTGATTGGATAGATTTCTGCATGTTAGATTGTGTGTCTGCAAGTTGTTTTTGCAAAGACTCTAATTGCTTTCTCATTTTCTCCATATCATCATCATCATCGTCATCGTCCATACCCTTCTCTTCTGTCTCTGGGATGTCTTCAGCTTTATCATCGTCATCCTCTTTTTTCATCTCTTCTTCATCATTCTCTTCTTTATCATCGTCACCGCTATGGTCTGCAGCTTGGATAGTGTTTTGCTGGTCTTCAATCTTAGTTGCTACGTTTGCAGCACTTTCTGAATCATCAGCGTCCTGTGGGCCTTTACCTGTAGATGAGGCTTTTCTGTCGTCACCGGAAACATCCATTCCCTGGTCACTACCTTCTTTAAGAAGAGCTACAACTTCAGAGGCAACAGATTTTACCAAATTAGCTTGTGCTACTTCTGCAGCTTTAGCCTCAGATTTAGCAATAGCGTCGTGTTCCTCTTTTGCTAGTCTGTCGTCCATTTTTGATAGGACTTCAGCCACAGCGGCAAGTGCAAGATTAGTACCTTCCATTTGCTTTTCGAGTCGCTCATTTATTTCTGCCATAGTTTTTTCCTCCTATGTGCCTGTTTATAAATATTCTCTTCTATAAAAAGGTTGGTCTAAGCCACCTCCGACCTTATATTATAGCGTTGAATTCACGTTATATTTAAACGTTACTACATTATACTAAATAAATTCAAAAATCCTACGAAAAAGTGAATTTTATATTATAAGTACGTGTATTTATTCTGATTTAGGCAATCCTTTAGAGTCTAGTTGTATCATTTCATTACGAAAATCGTATAAAGAAACTTGAATAAGCTTCTTTAATTTGTCGCATTGATTACCTTCTGGAAGAGAAGCTTCTATTAAATCTAAAACTTTCCCCACCATCCTAGCATGTCTTTCTATTATATATTCTTGTGTTGGTGTAATCTTACTTACGTCTACCATTTTGGTTTCCTCCTTATCTTATCTGAACATTTGAATCAAAAATTTCTTTATCATCAGAATCCATTTTTGAATAGACCATACTCCATGCATCTTCTATCCACTTGTTTGGTTCTTGGGTTGTCTCGTTCACATTTATTACCCGCCAATTATTATTATCAACTTTCACGGGTCTCTCTGCTAAGGTATTAAACTTTTTCTTGTGTTTCCTTACCCTAACTATTTTTCCACTTGGAGTACGCCTTTTAAAATCTCTTTGAATATCCATGACATAAGGTACCGTTACCTTCTCTCTTGGGTTTTCTACAGGGTCGTAAACACTTGCTGCGTGTGGTGCAGTATAGTCAATACTAAAATTAGATGTTCTAACGAAGTAACTTCCAGAATCTCTCAACTCACCAGACCTTACTGGTACCAATCCTTGTGCAGTATTAAAAGTTTCTAATGCTACCACTTGTAGCTCTTCTTGAACGTCACGCTCTAATTTCTTAATAGCGTTTTGTAGTTGTGAATCTATAGACATAAGATATTATACTTAAGACTTAATTAATTCTGCCCAATGTTCAGGTATTTTATCTATAAATTTTCTTTTAGATGTATCATATTTATTTAAAGATAGAATCTCTCTACTCTTATATCCATCTTGTGGGTGCCAAAAAGTAATTATTTGTTTAGGTTTAGTAGCTGCTTGTAATCGTTGTAATGCAAACTCATCAGGACCTTTCATTGTGCCACATATGAGCAACACCCCGGTACCTATATCTAATTCATCAACCCTGTGAAAGTGCCCAATCATCACACTATCAAACTCTACCTCTGCATCGTTATCCATAGCATCTTCTATTTCTCTTTGTAATGATTTTTTGTATTGAAACACACTTCTTAATTTAGTCATTGAATTCATTATTGCTCCACTACTTCCAGCTCCTGATATGCAATCTCCATGGGTAATAAGAACCACCTGGTCATGTATTTTGAATGTAGTGAAAAAGCTTCTAGGAATATGGAACTCTATGTTTTCTTGGTTCTTACAGAAAGAAGCAATCCATTGATATAGCATGTAATCCCAATCCATATACTTATCTTTCATAGGAGGCTTTCTAGTCATCCTACCATGATTACCAACTACACATGGGACTTTAATTTTTGTAAAATGTGGAGCTAGATACATTAGAGCTTGCCCAATAATGCTGGCTCCTCTTATCATTTGCTCCATACAATTAGCCATATTAGACCTAGCTAACTCTTCGTGTATGTCACCACTAATCATGTCACCTAGCATAGGAATAATTAGTTCATCTACAGAGACTGTTTTTCTTCTATAAGCTGCATGCTTTAGTATCTCATTAACCCAACCATACATACGTTTATTGAATATATCAAGATTATATTCATTCAGCCCTCTCATCTGGTCTTTATACACCTGCTCACCTACATGCGTATCAGATAAAGGGGTAACCATAATTTGTTTTTGGTCTCCGAATGGATTGTTCTTTGTGTTCTCAGAATGTCTTAGAGGTACCGCGGGAAATGCTTTAGTGTATTGCTGAATAGTTTGAACGATTACTTCTTTTTTTGCATTGTCCTTTAGGGAAGATTCATAAAGCTTTTTATAGAATGCCGCTTCACTCTTATGTGTAACAACCTTTTTATCTAGCTTTACTCTCTCTGAAAGGTTATCTTCCGGAAGAGAGCCCTCTTGGTCTTCCCACACCTGACTGTCGTACCAGCGTTGAATGGTTGTTCGATGTACTTGAACTCCATGCTCTTCTTGAACCCAATTTGCTATGGCCGTCCAAGTCGCTCCCAAGTTTTTTCTTCTTATTATCTCTGATTTTGCCTGCTCTGGAATCATAGTTCCTCCTTACTGTCCTTACCAATATCTTGCCACAAGTAATGCATTGCAGGTCATCATCCTGGTTTAAATACATGTGTCCACCACATTTCAAGCAAAGGTTGTTATATAACTTAGTCATTATAACCCTAACTTTTTATATGTATCCTCACCAATCATTTTGACTAATTTTGGTTTCTCATCAGATTCGTCAATTTCCTCAACGTCTCCTTGTTCTTTGTCTTTGTCCGCCCCTTGTTTCAAAGCATCTGAACTATATCCACCAGACTCCCAAGTAGTTGCTAATTGAACTTCTAATCCTGCAGGTGCAGCTGTAGAAGCGTTTCCGGAATCTTTATGCCTAGAGTCCCTAGAATCATCTTTATCATCAAGTAATTTGATTCTTTGCTCCATATCTTTTTGTTCCATATCAGCTGTTTCACTTGGTTTAGCTTCAAATTCTACAGGGTTTCTTTTACCTTCAACATCTTTTGTTTGAGGGTTAATATCCTCTCCACTAGTCTGTTGTTTAAACTTTTTGGAAACCCAATCATTAAAGTCTAGCACAAAACTCTTTTCCATCTTCCTCTCAGGTGAATGGTCAGTAATCCAGTCGGACAAACGTTCTACGCCAGCCTTTTTCTTTCGTTTCTTTTTACTTCCTCCTCCTCCGTGTGTAGGAGAAAAAATCCCTGAGTTAGTAGATGTAAAGACGGTTCCTCCACCATCACCAAAAGAACCAGACGTAGCTGCTCCACCACCACCATTATCTTTATAAAGCTTTTGTAATTGAGGGTGAAATTTAAAGGTAACTTTTTTGGCGTTTTTCTTGACAGACTCGCCATCTACAATAACTTCTATAGGGTAAGCTTTTAGTTTGTCATACCAATAAGCCACATCATACCCACCATCTTCAAGAAGTTTTACAAGCAAGCCTCTATCATAATCTTTGTCTTCAGCTTGAAGCACTTGCATTTCTCCTCTAGGTAATTCAAGGTCATGCTTTATTTGTTTTTGTAATTTGGCTTTCTTCTCTTTCTTATAAGAGTCGTCTTGCCCTCTAGGATTTGTCATCCAATCTTTATGTATCATCAGATATATTTATTACGTTTTCTGTGGGTTTACTTGCTTTTCGTTTTTCTTGCTTATTTCTACTAAATCTTGTGGGGTCTCCAAAAATAGCTTTTTGTATATTTGTAACTCCACCACTTGAAAGCTCTGCTACATAATCTACATTATTCTCAGAAAACCACATTTGCTTCATGTCAGAAGTTACTTCCTTTATAAGAGGAGAGTAAAATCCTTTCTCTGATAAACTTTCCATCCAAGTTTTTGATAATGTTAGCTCATTCTTTTTTGCCCTAGCTTCAGCATATTCATCAATATCTCTTTCTTCACCTGGTGCTTTGTCTCTCCAGTCTGGAGTTATCCCACCAGTTCTTCCTTTGAACTTTCTTTTTTCTCTAGGAATAGACTTCTCCATAGCTTGTATAGGTTCTGCTTCATCTAAAGGCATACCTTCTTCTTGAGGAACTTCTTGTTGCTCTTCCATCATTGCTTGCTGTTGTTCTGCTTGTTCTTGTTGTTGTTTTTGTTGTATCAAACCTAGAGCTTGTTGTTCTGCGGCCATCTTAGCAGTAGGAACTGCATCCCCACTAACAACAAAGTCTGCTTCCCATAAAGGAACGTCTTGCTCTTTTAGTTTTACATCAAACCCTAATTGTGCGAATTGGTTTACTATCTGTATTTTCTGTTGTGCAAAAGCTAAACGTGTGTTCTCAGCCTTTTCCTCTGGTTGAGGTAAGTGAATCTCATAATCAGTAATACCAAAAGACTCTAGTAATTGAGGAAACACTTTTTCATGAAACATTCTTTGGTCGCTTTCAACCACACGACTCATAACTACTAGTTGTTGAGTTTGTTGTGATAAGCCTCCAAAGGCTTCTGGAGCTCCTTGCCATGCTGGCGTAACACCCCACATAGCTGCGACACGCTCTCTAATTTCATCTCTAACAGGTAGGTAATCCATATCTTGTAATGTATGAAACAATCTTACTAGGTCTACTCTACCTCTTTGGTTTCTAGCAGATACTGCTACCATAGGTATATAGTT